GGTATCAGTCCGCCTCCCAACAAGGTCGAGAACTTATCAAAGTCTACGTTGTCAGGGTAATCATCTGCTAAGAACTCAACAGCAGATGGGGGGTCAGTCTTATAGTTATGCGTGGTTGGTACTCGCAGTACCCTAGCGGCATCGGCAGTGACAGAGGGGTCAGCCAGTAGCCCGTGTTCAGCACATAACTTCTTTAGACGTTCTGCTACAGGTAGCCAGTCGTTCAACTCTATCGACTCCGAAAGGAACCAATACGCGTGTATGCCACGTCCAGAGTTAACTAGCTTGGGCTTCGGTAGTGATAATGTCTTACAGAACCCTTGTAGTGCCACAAGAGCTGTATCTTGATCTGGATAGTCTTTGGTAGCCCCACAATCTAAATCGAGAAAGAAAGACTTCAGATGATGCACGTTAGCTACTTTACGTGAGTTCGGTTCTTTGAACGTGCCTAGAGCGAAGTATGCGTCATACCCCTTGTTATCTAGGTCGCGTGCGGCATCGGCCATATCCCCCACGGAGGTGTAAAACTTCTGTATCCTCCGATCATCTTTTGTACGAAAAGAGAACAAGCAGTAATGCCCGTCTTCCCCCAATACCCTCCTTAAAAAATCTTCTGTTTTCATAAATAGTACCTAATTCCGAGAGGTACCATAGCAGGGGCGCTTACACGCCCTTTTCGGTAGTCATCCTAGCTATGGGTGTAGTTGTTACAGTGGGAGACTATTAGTCGTCCCAGTCGGCTACTATATCAGCCAGTGCATCGTCAGATGCTTTCGGTGCAGGAGCTTTCTTCTTAACTACTTTCTTTGGCTCCTCGACTTGCGCGGGTTCATCATCCCCAAACAGGTCGTCTGTTACTGCTTCCGTAGGGGCGGCAGGTGCGGCAGGTGCTACTACTTCAAAAGGATTCTCTTCTGCGGAGAACTGAAACCCACCTTCTACTGCGCCAAACGGGGATGCGGCTTCCATAGGTACGTACTTGATAACCTGTACGGCACGTAGTCTAAGGGATACACCCGCTTCACGCATGTAGTAGGGAGTAAAGGTTACTGCTACGTTAACAGTACTACCCGTGGTAAGCATGAAGTCGTCTGGTAGTTTAACGCCTTTACTATCGTACTGTACAGGCTTAAACGTAGCGTCTTTACCGTACGCCCCTTTCAAAGATGCCTTGTACGTATAAGTACCATCTTCTTCTTTCTTGAAAGGCATGTCAAACTTGTCAGGCCATCCCTTCTCTTTCTTGGCTTCGTATGCGGTAACCATTGATACAAAGAGAGCCTTAGCTTGGTCTTTAGTCATACGGAAACGAGTCTCGTACTTAGCACCTTCGTCAAACGCGTCACACGGAACCGTGCGGTTTTCTGCATTGTCGAACTTGTAAGTCTTATTGATACGAGGCCATAGGGCTTCTACGTCATTGATAAGGTATTGATTATTTGTAGCCATGTTATAAATCCTAATTAATTAGTTTGCATTTAACTCGAAACCTTCCACCACACTAAACGGAGACACAGGTTCACTTGTTGTGGGGATAGACATAGTGATAGCCCGAATAGTATCTTCGTGGTCAATCATGGCCGAAACCCTTGTAAGCGTGTCTTCATCTAAGCGGTCTACCGGCTTAAAGCAAAGTTTTGGTACCGCGCTATCCTCATCAAAGTAAATCTTGGTGATGATAGTAACTACAGGAGTATCATGTTTAGCGAGTAACCGAGCATAGTGTTGCATACCCTTATCACCACTATTAGTACTGCCGAATATAGACGTGGCAGGTATCTGTAACTGATACACTTCTTCAGGTTTATCCTGAAATACAACTGCTAGTCGTTGTGAGAACCGACAAGCCCTACCCCCATAAGAACCTGAACCTCTTATATTTTGAGGACAATCCATACAACGCGCAGACTGCCGTTGCTCTTGGGGTACTTCTCTAGCTGGTAACTGCGTGTCAGGTGACCAACACGTAGGTACCGCAACCCTATTGGGGTCATACGCATCGCCATAGTAAGCGCGAGATACTGGGGCGGCATTAACTATCACCACATCCATATAACCTAAATCCCTAGTAACTTCCTCACCGTCAGCTATAACGTGAAACTTACCACCACGTATACTGATTCGGCGTAGTCCGTTGCTACTCATCAGGCGTCATCATCCAAATCTAACTCTAGCTGTTCGTGCATAGAGATTTCAGTTAGATAGTCTTCTTCGGGTGTATGCGCACTGTTCAAAAGTGCCGCTTCAACTTCAGGTAACTTGAAACGATAGGTTGGCCCCACTTTAATATATGTATCGGTGGGAATCTTGTTATTACGTAACCATGCACGGACGGTAGATATAGATACCGAGAAGTGCTTCGCTACATTTTCAATAGGTACAAATGCTACTGACATTACTTCCTCCTTACTGAGACTACATACTCTGAGTCTACGTTAAGCCCTTTAGGTACGAGGGCGGGGTTTTCTTCTAGGAACTGCTTCATGTTCGTTTGGTTGAGTCGCTTATCAAGTAACTCAGGTGCCCCATGCTCTAATATAAACTCGTGCATGTTGCTCCAATCGCTAGTCCAATACCTAGTCTTAGCAGATCGGTAAAACAATCCTGCTGAAGTCTTCACACTATCGACGCCCTGATCTTTACAGTATCCAAGTAAGGCTTTCTTAACCTTGTCTAACTGTTCAGACAGCTTGCCGTCTTCTTCTTTAAATTCCGCAGAAAGTTCCGAACGCTTATCTTTTATCTTTAGATAAACCTTAGTCAACTGTTCAGCGGTAGTATTACTTTCACTCATTACACGCTCCTTTACTAACGGGACGTTCACTTTATTAGCTTATCGTTAGCTAGTCAAGTATTTCTTTGTAAAGATCAATCATCTTTGTGTGAATGTCTATTCTGTTATCTAGCAGTGCGTAAACACGTTTCTCTGCGTGCGACCCCTGTAGCTGCACGACGGTACATTTGTGATCTTGTCCTGATCTGTGTACACGAGCGTTTGCTTGAGCGTATGTCTCCAACGAACTTGTCGGTGCCCACCACACTACTGTGTTAGCCGCAGTCAATGTAACTCCGTGCGCGGCTGACTGTGGTTGTATAACTAACACGCGAGGGTTATCGGCTTCTTGGAACCGTTTAAATATCTCCGTACGTTTACCTGCACTCACATCCCCACGGATAACTTCTGTCGATATATTATCTTCTCGTAGATTGGCGGTAAGCATGTCTATAGTGTGCTTGAATGGTACAAACACTAATACTTTCTTACTCGACTCGTCTATTACTTCACGTAGTACCTTGTAGCGTGGGGATATATCGAACTCTACTGCGTCCCCCTTGTCGGTATACACTGCACCTGCGGATATTTGCAGTAGCTTGTTCATACCGACCGCCGCGTTAACTGCTGTGACTTGTTCTCCTGCCGCCTCCATAACCATCTTGTTCTTCAGTTCTTTGTAGTACTTCAACTGCTGTCGGGTAAGCGGTACTTCTCTTTTGGTGTACACCATAGGTGGTAGGTCAAGGCACTCGTCTTTGGTAAACCGTATAGCCGGTTGCAGTATCCTATGCACGGTTGTCGTGGCATCTTCTTTCGGCACCCACTTAAAGTTTGTAACCTTTCTCATCACTTGGTCGCGGAACGAACCAAAGAATCTAGGCACGCCCTTGGGATTAACGAGTTTAGCTATGCCATACGCATCGGTAGGACTTTGCGCGGCGGGAGTACCTGTCATCATCCATAGCCATGTGCTTGGCCCGATTAACTTATTTAAGGTCTTCCATCGCTTTGTCTGAGGGTTCTTGTAGTGAGTAGCTTCATCCACAATGATAAGGTCAAACCCTCCGTTGGCTACTGCGTCCGCTACAATCTCTACCCCGTCATAATTTATTATCACGTACTCAGCATCGCCTTCTATTATCTTTGCGCGTTTAGCCTTAGCTCCATATGCCACGTCTACTTTACGGTGCATGGCAAAACTAAACAGGTCATTGCGCCATGCGGAATCCATGATAGATAGAGGGCATATAACTAACACTCGACGTATTACCCCCTGCTTCATAAGGTAGTCAGACGCCCATATAGCACTGGCTGTCTTGCCTGTACCCTGCTCGTTGAAACAAAAGCTCTTACGGTTTAACGTGAAAAAACTAGCAGTGGTCTTCTGATGATCGAACGGTGTGTACTTACCCGTCCATTCATACTTAGATTCTATTGGGGAGGGCGCGTTGATATTCATGTTACGCAACACCTGCGTTTCTTCTAACCCCCAGTTAACAAGTACTTGGTTGTTTGGTAGTTCCCTACTCTTTGGTATTACCGATGTAACCTTTGCGGGGTTACGTAGCGTAAGTAATAACGCCTTATTATCTACTATCTTCATTTATCGCTCCGATACGAAATAGCATGAAGTGGGTGTCCACGTCACGCGAAAAAATTTAGTAGCCCTGCTTCGTCCACGGATAGGGCTAAGTCCGCATTATGATTCTCATTAGGACTACTCGATTTTATGCCGCATATCTATTGGGGAGCAATAGCGCCGTAAGGAACGGCACGACATCATTTAAAGACGCATCAAGCACGCGTCAACCCATACCAATAGGGAGTTCTTTACTTAGGCTTTCTACTGCCTTTCTTTTTGTAGTTCCGACTACGATTAGTAGAGCTATCCTCTACTGTAACACCGTCTTTGTTGCTTCCGCCATTGACCAAGGCTTTCTTATGACTAACGTCTTTACCTTCACGCTTGTCAGCCTTACCGTTACCATTGGCATCTGCGCCTTCTCTATCCATCTTACGTCTGGCGCGTTGCCGCTCCATTCTACGTTCAAACGTGTCACTGCCTACGGGGGCGTTGACCTGCTTCTTTCTTTTCTTACGCATTAGTTTCTCCCATTGTGTACGCACTCTGTAACAATACAGTGCCTACGACATAACCCACTTTGGTGTGCATTCCACACATTGTTTTCAAAGGCTTGCTCCATACGGCTATAGTCTGACAGCCACTTCTTCCATAGCCTAGGCTCTTCCGGCTTGGAGTAGTCTTCCTTTATTAACTCCCCGCATACCACAAACAACAACCCACCCTTCACTTTCTCTAGGTCGGGGAACATCTTAAACATGCTCATAGCCATCAGTTCTAACTGACCTTTATCAGCGTACCTAGTATTTTTACTTGTCTTGTAGTCTACCACATAAGCTGTTTTGGTGCGTTTGTTCATAATAACTAAGTCAGCTATGCCACGCCACCAAACATCGTCAGCAAAGAATTCGCAAGGCTCAAGGTTTTCGGTAAGCCCCATCTTCATCTCACATATCTTCTCGCCTTCCATGCCATTCAGTACATCAAGTACATCTTTACAGTAGTTGTATTCAGGGGGTAACGGCTTACCATCCCTAATGTATTCCTCTGCGGCTAGGTGTACGGCAGTGCCATATAGCATGGCTTCTGTCTCAGATTCCCTGTAATCCTTGGCAATCTTTAGATGGTAGAACTTCTTAGGACACTGTTCAAAAGATTTAATCTTTGAGAACGACCACGGGGCAATGCTCATCGTAACCTCCGCGAATAAGATCGGCGGCGATCAAGTTTAACTATACTGTCGCAATGCCTAGACCAAAATATATCATCAGTCACTACAAAGCCTTTCGGTGCCTCCTCTAATTTAAACTGTAAGTTAGGAAATTTTTCATCTGCGAAATATTCCATAACCCCTTCAGCCATTTCTTTGTTAGTGTACATACCATCCACGTAATGCGTACCTAAAAATAAGATTATATATCTACTCATTAATGTTTCTCCGCATACATACTACATACTAGGTTAAGTTCATCCGCTAACGCACCGACTTGCGTTAGGTTTAGTTGTATCCGATCAACGTGCCTAGTCATACCTATTGTTTCACACTGCTCTATACATACTACTGGGTCGCCATCTATGGTTTCCCCCACAATGATACTCAGGTAATCCCCATGAGTTTCCGGTACGCCTGATGTAGGCTTAGGCCAATCAATCACTTTACCCATTGATGTACATCCCTAATCCGTACGTTACAGACCAACCTAGTAGGCCAATTAATACTACCAACTCTACCCT